TAAACTCAATAGAGTGTTAGGTGTTGATGCAGGAGTATCAATGGAAGCTCCGGCTCCAGCTCCAGTAGCAGATCCCGCACCTATGGCAGAAGCTGATACATCTTTTCCACCAGCAGATGATGCTCAGGAAGATGATACTCTAAGTTATTTTGCGAGATTAGCAAAAGAATCGTAGTCGCGAATGCGGCCAGGCTGGGTATGTATACGTATCGCAGTCGAAATAGGGAGTCGAAAGGCTCCCTTTTTTTATCCTTCTACTGGTTTATTACCACCACTATAATCCATTACAACAGTGGTTGATGTTGAAGATTTATTAGAATTATCAGCTGATACAACTGTTATAACTTCTGATTTTGACATTCCTGTTGCAGTTGCGTTTTCTTGAGATTGAGATAATACATCAGATCCAAGATCACCCGCTTCTGTTTCCATAGGTATTGGTTCTATTCTTTCTCCAGTATCAGGATCAAGACCTGCGTATTCATACACTGCACTTGGAATTAATTTAGATGCTGCACCTTGAACACTATACCACGGTTGACTTGGATCTGGTAATCCTGCTCTTAATACGCCTCTTATAAAATCATCTATAACTGATCCTATATTAGTTATTGTTTCTGAAAATGATGTTTGGCCAGTGATAAGATCTGCAAACCAACCTACAATATTTCTTAAAGTAGTCCACACTAGACCAGCAAGATCTTTAATTAAGGTTGTAAAAGAAAAATCAGCAACTGCTTCTTCAGCTTTTTCTAATCCAAATATACCAAGAATTTTTGATACCATTCCTTTTAATAAATTTAATGGTGCTGCAATTATTGATGATGCAAAACCAACTGCAGAATCTGTATCTATATCATTTTCATTAAAGTTAAAGAAACTTAAAAGACCTGAAGTAATACTACCAATAAATCCAGTAATTTTATCATATATACCACCTAGAAAACCCTTAGTATCAAATTCTGATACAGCTTCCGCTGCTTCATTTTCTCCAAAGAGTTTAAATAGACCAGATAAAAGCATTTTAGGTAAATCTAAAACAAATGCTATTATACCTGTTAAAGCTTCTTTAAATCCAGCATTGATTTTATCAAGTATACTTCCTTCAGTTTCCAATCCTTCTTGTATACCTTTAATTGTAAAAAAGATTGCAGTAAGAGGAGCAAAGATTCTACCTACAAATTTTCCTATATTACCGAAAAGTTTATTAAGTCCTCCTACTCCTTTAGCTCCACTAAAGTTTTTAAAGAAAGTAACTACCTTTCTAAATCCATCTGCTACGCTACCTACTAATTTAATTATTGTTGGTAGTAATAGTAAGACTCCAGCTGTCAATATGCCCAGGACTGAGCCTAAATTATTTTCTAATGTTTCAAATCCACCTGTAAAATCGCCTTCAATAAATTGACTAATTGAAGTAATAACTGCAGTAATACCTTCAACAGCAGATTTTAATGTATTAATAAAAGTTTCAGGATCGATAAATAATAATGCTGTGGTAAGTAAACCACCAGCAGCAAAAACATTACCCATAAAACTTTCAAGGCCAGAAGCCATTCTATTACTAGATTCAGAAATTTGAGCTAAGAATGAATTAGCTTCTTCTTCTTTTTTAAGTTGTTCTCTACGTTCTTCTTCAGATTGAGCATTTTCTTTTATTGCTTCTATTTGCTCATTTGCTAATTGTTTTTCAGCATCTGGAGCTTTAGGATCTGCAAGAATATTTTTGGCTTGAATAAATTGACTTTCTAAATCGTTAAATTCTCCCTGGAATTTATCAAAGAAACTTTCTAATTCTATGTTTGTTTCAGACATAGCTTTAGCTTCTTTATTTTGTTCAGTGTTTTCTTTAAGAGCGTTAACAAGATCTTGCATAGATCGTACTTGTTCTTTACGCTCTTTTCCACCAAATCCAGCTGCTACTTGAGCTGGTGAAAGATTCTTTTTATCCTCTGCCATTTAAGTTTCCTATTTACCGCCGAAAGCTCTACCAGCTTCACTAATACCAAAAGCACCAAGTGTTACTACAACAAATGATGTGTAAATAGTATCAGAGATAACTAAGTCTTGTCCCATAAATGCAGTGATTAAATCACAGATTCCAAAGATAGTCATGAGAGCAAATGATATAAAGCCTATAATTGCTTTTTCATTTACATCATTGTCATCTAAAAAGATGTCCATAAACTTTCTTTGTGGAGGTGCAAGTCTTTTCTTAGCTTCAGCAGCTTCTAATTGCATGTCTTTAATAGTATCTTCAGCCTTATCGAGCTTATCGATCAAAGACATATACTTATCTAAATCTATTTCAACTTCATTACGATCGTTGTCAACATTATTATCAGCCATTATTTTCTCCTTCTTTCATTTTGTATTCTTTCATTTTCTTTTTTAATCCAATCCTGTAGTAGAGCGATATATATCTCCCTCTCCCACGGCAACATATTATCAAGTTCTGTTAAACTATAGTTATGATGTTGCATCATTGCAAAATTAGTCCTATAATGGTTTACAAGACTATCGTGCGAGAGGCCTAGGTAAAAAAACTTGCAAGCCCCTTTAACTCTACATCATTACTTTTGTTACAACTTACGCATTTAAATTGTACATTATGTACTATAGATGGTAAGTTTTCAAAGAACTCAGTAACCTTTTTAAATTGCTCACTATTTAAGTTATCAAAAAATTCCTCAAGTTCTTTTTCAGTATATGAATTTTTATCATATACATTATCATTATCATATAAACTATCAACGCATTTGTATATAATACTCATCATTTCATCGATTCCACCTTCTTGATTAAGTCCTTCAACATCATCAATTGCTGGATATCTCATTACAACACCAACATCTTCAGTTAATTTAATTACATTATTGACTTCTTGTTTATTAACGCCAATTTCATCTAAATTAATATTAACATCAGTAAGTTGTTCGCATTCATTACATTTAAGTCTTACGTCAACTCTTTCACCAACTGATTTTGATCTTAAAGCTAAAAATAAAGCTTCAATATCAAACATTGCAAGTTTTTCAACTTCAATATCATCAATTACACATGATTTAATTACATCTTTAACAGCTCTTATGATTTGTTTTTGGTCTTGCGATTCCATTGCAATCATAAGAAGCTTTTCCTCTTTTACAAGGTAAGGTCTAAAGCTAACCTCTTTATCTAAAGACGGGATAGTTGTTACATACCTCGTCGTATTCAATTGTGGCAATGCCATTTTTTATTCTCCTATAATATTATCCAAATATATCTAATGCAGACCTTACAGCACTTGCGGTACTGCTTAATGGTCCTTCCGGTACGTATTTATCATACGCAAAGGTCACACTCATTCTTACCAAGTCTTGAGTTTCTTGGTTTAATTCAATAGCATCCATATTAATTGGAAATGCTTTCTCAAGTTTTACTCCATATACTGGAGTATTTTGCTGATCTAATTGTTGTATAATTACATCAACAGAATAATTCTTTTTATAGCCCGCTATATAAGCATCAGCGCTAAATATATTTGACATCCAATTGTCAAACATCTTTCTCATATAATAATCATTTGTCAATAAAAATGATACTGTAACATCTTCATCAATAAATGTATATGGAAACTTATTTGATTGTTTAAAATCTTGATGTTCAAAGGTACTTATATTTCTACCAGGAATTGATACTGATTGACAAAGGATTGATATATCCCTTGGATCATTTATAAGATTTCCTGCACTAAAGTTACCTGATATTACTGAACCTATAATTGCCTGTGGGTCTAAATTTAATAGTGATTGACTTGGTGGAGTAAAAATTACGTTAAATCTATTAGATGGAGCAACTCCACCTTTTTTAGCTACTAATGATTTTAAATTGTCTATGCTACTCATTAACTTCTCGCAATTTTAAGACTTTCATTCCATACTGCAGTCTTACTACTTTTCTTAAATTGTTCTACAGGTAAGAATATTGCTATTTCCCAATCAGTCATTGGTACTCTTGCAAACTGTGATTTAACATGTTTATCTAAATAGTGTTTAAAACATGGTTTAAATTCTTTATATTTTCTTACACCACTTAAAAGATTATATCTTAACTTTCTTAATCTTGTATCATCTTTAATATTTTTAGGTGCTAATCCCATTAGGTCATCTAAAAATCTTGCTCTTACTCCATAGTTTAAATAATGCAAGTTTAATCCATAAAAACCACCAGGTGCTCCATCAACAATAATTGTTAAAGGAAACCTATCATAATATGGTAAAGTTTCTTTATGTTTTGGATCGTAGAAATACATATACATACTACCTTGTATTTCAGTACCAGTACGTTGCAATGCATCATCTCTTAAAAGCTTTTGTCTACTTGGTATTGCTAATTCACCAACCTTTTTTTGAAACCATTTACGTGATCTATTGGTTCTGGCAGTAACTCCAGCTCTTTGTGCTTGTGCTTGTAATGTATCAAATAAACTTGCCATACTGTTATTTATAAGAAAACTACAGTACTTTGATACCGAGATTCTTTAAAGTTTCTTCGGTCCATACTTGGAATTTCCAACCATTATGTTCAGCAAACTTATTTGCTGCTTCCCATTTATCGTTGTTTTTGATATATGTTAACTGTTCGTTAATATATTTTTTTGTCTTACGAGATCGCTTTTTAGGCGGTTGAGTTTCTTTTTTAGGTTTAATTTCTACAAGATATGTCTTTTTATCTTCCATTTGTATTAATAAATCAACATAATACCTATGGAGTTTTTTATCGACAGTAGATACGTAAGGCACTACGACCTCTTCTGAGTTCCAGAGTTTTACCTTTGGATTGTTTTCACACCATCGAAATGCATTTCGTTCCCAGAGAGAACGATATATTACCTTCTTTGCGTCACCAGCATATTTATCTGGATTTTTTATTGTGTATCTTCCTTTGTAACTCATATAAATAACCTATATAGTTTATTTTATTTATACAGGAAAAAATAATGGCAGAAGAAAAAACACCTGAAAGACGCAGTGAAAGCCAAACAATGTACTTTCCTAAAGTACTTGCTGGAGGTGATGCACAAGGTTATCCATTTATTCAATTTAAAATAGTGGATAGAATAGAACCTGAAAGCGTATCAATATTTTTATATCAACCTCCGGGATTATCAGTAAATGATGGAGCATCATATACAAATTTTGATTTTGGTACATTAGGAGCTGCAGCTGAATTTAGCGGTGGAAAAACAGGATTTACTGACAGCGATAAAATTGCAGCTGCTTTAGTAGGTAAAGAAGCCGTAGCAGCTGAAATTGGCTCTGAATTAGTATCTAAAGGAACTTCAATTGGTGCTTTAAAAGCAGGTATTGCTGTTAATCCTTATACTAGAATATCTTTTGAAGGAGTAAATGTAAGAACACATGAGTTTACTTTTAAATTAGTTGCTGAAGATGAAGATGAAACTGAAATGGCTAAAGCAATTGAAAGAACATTTAGAAAGTTTTTATATCCTAAAAGAGTAGGAAGTATTGCCTTACAGTATCCTCCTATGTTTCATATAAAATTCTTTTCAAATGGTCAAGTAAATCCATATATGCCAAATATAAAACCATGTTATCTTACATCTTTATCATCTACATTTAACGAAAGTACAAATGCTTTATTTAAAAAAACCGGAGCTCCTTTAGAAGTTTCTATTAGTTTATCATTTCAGGAAGAAAGAACAATGGTACGTCAAGATTTATATGAAGATGATAATACTATAGAAGAAAGAGACGGTTTTTATTTAGGAGATTAATATGAGCTTTTTTAAACAATTTCCAAAAATAGAATATGATTTTAATCGTACAGGTGTTAAACAAAATATGGTCGATCTCTTTAGAGGTGTACGACCATTACCTTCCTTTTTAGATAATTATTCAGCTTATAAATTTTATGAAATAAAAAATGGTGAAAGACCAGATATAGTATCTCAAAGACTATATGGTACATCAGCATATTATTGGACATTTTTTGTTGTAAATGATTTTTTGCATGATGGATATCGCGCCTGGCCATTATCACAAGAAGCTCTATTTGATTTTATTGAAAAAGAATATGAAGGTTATGTAATTGAAACCAGTCCAGATATTATAAGAACGGGTGATGGTCTTATTTCTGAATTTAAAGATAGTCTTGCTGGTAGATTTCAATTAGGTGAAACAATTACAGGTGCAACATCAGGCGCAACTGGTAAGTTAACTAAAAAGAATGTTGATATAAATCAATTAATTGTTCAAGAAGTAACTGGAGCTTTTATTGGTGATCCAGATTCTACAAACAATCTTACTGAACTTGTTATTGGATCT